TCATCCTGACGAAAGTCAGGATCCAGAGCCGCACAGGACGACGCTCGTGACCCTGGATCCTGACTTTCGTCAGGATGACGGAAATGGGTCAGGACGAAGGTGACTCAGCACCACGCAAACAGGGAAATCCTCACCCCGCCACCACCGCCCCCGAACTCTCCAAGCTCAGCGTGTAGGATCGCTCCCCATTGAAATCCCCGGCATAATCCAGCCGCGACACGAGGAACCGGCCCGTCATCGTGTCGCCCCCCTCGAACGCCAGCCGGTAATCGTCGAGCACCCCCGACAGCGCACTGGCCTTGATCCGAAGCTCCGCTGCCGAGCCCGTGAACACCCCCGCCCCCGATACCGAGACGCTGCGCACCCCCGCCCCCGACAGCAATTGCCGCCAGCCGCCCGAATCCTTCGTCGTCACCACGATCGCCTCGCCGTTCACCGACATCTGCGTCGTCCGCAGCCCCGCCACCGTCGCATAGACGGGCGTCGCCGCGCCGTTCCCGACCTTCAGCAGGAACGCGCTCCCCTTCTCCACCGCCATGTCCGTCTCCCCCTTCAGCTCTCGCGGTACATCCGCACCAGAAACTCGCTCGTGCCCCGCCACCGCTCGCCGACGCGCAGCACGCGCGAGCGCAGCATCTGCACGCGCACCAGCCGCCACCCTTCGCCCAGATCCGCGTCGAGCGCCTCGACCGCCTCCTCCGCCGCCGCCAGCGCCGCGCGCAGCCGCACCGGCCGCTCGCCGCCATCGTGCAGCGTCACGACGACGCGCCCCTCGCGCCCGCGCCACGTCGTCGTGCTCCAGTCGCTCAGCACCGGCTCGTCGACCACCGCATAGGGCAGCGCCGATCGCACCGGCGGCGCGTCATACACCCCGCCCTCGAGCACCCCCGCCAGCCGCGCGACCACCCCCGCCTGCAGCACCCCCCGCGCACTCACGCCGCCACCTCCGGGCTCAGCCGCAACCGCCGATAGGGCCGCCACAGCGCCGCCACCGCCGCGGGCGGCACCGCATCGCTCTCGCGGTGATCGAACAGATGCGCCGCCAGCATCGCCACGCCCTGCGCGACCGGCGCCGGCACCGCGTTCCAGGTCTCCGCGGCCCCGTCGCCCGCCACCCGCGCGACGATCGCCCCGCCGACGAACGCCTCGCAGACCAGGATCGCCGCCGCACAGACCCGCCCCAGCAACGCCGCCTCCGCACTCCCCTCCAGCCGCAACACCTCCCTGGTGGCCGCAACCGCCTCCGCGATCACCCCCACCGGCACCCCCTGCTCACCCATAGGATTCTCCCAAAAAACCCCTCTCCCCCGCAGGGGAGAGGGAGGGGCCCACGCAAAGCGTGGGAGGGTGAGGGCAAGTGAGGCTCGAAACGCCCCACCCCCCTCACACCCCGATCAGCTCACCGAAAACTTCATCAGCTTGATCGCCTCCGAATTCGTCACGCACCCGCCGACCCGCTTGGTCGCGTAGAAATTGACGAACGGCTTGTTCGAGTACGGATCCCGCAGGATCACCGTCTCCGCCCGCTCGGCGATCAGATACCCCGCCCGGAAGTTCCCGAACGCGATCGACAGCGCATTCGCCGCGATGTCCGGCATGTCCTCCGCCTCGATCACCGGATAGCCGAGCAACGTCGCCGGCTGCCCCGCGGCCAGCGACGGCGCCCACACGAACGCCCCGTCGCTCGTCTTGAACTTCCTGATCCGCGCCAGCGTGCTCGCATTCATCACGAAGCTCGCCCCCTGCCGATACGGCGCGCGCAGCGCCTGGACGAGGTCGATCAGCCGCTCCTGCGGGCTCGCCGAGAAATCCCCCGCGGTCCCGGAGGCCAGATATTGCAGCGTCCCGAACGCCCGCACCCCGTCCGCGGTCGCCGCGGTCGGCTGCGTCAGGAACCCCTTGGGCCGCCCGCTGCCCGATCCGCCGACGAACGCCGCGCCCTCGGCCTTGGCGAATTCCATCGCGATCTCGCCCGCCAGCCACGCCTCGACGTCGAACGCCGCATCGTCGAGCATCGCCTGGCTCGCCGCCGGATTGGCATAGAGCTCGCCGGTCGGCGGCACGATCTCGACGAACACCGGCGTCGCGGTCTCGGGCCGCGCCGCATTCTCCGCCGCCCAGCCGGACGGCGTGCCGCCCGTCGTGACGAGCTTGCGATACCCCGCCGAGCCCACCTTCACGACATTGGCGATCCCCCGGATCGGCGAAATGCCCTTCAGCACCGCATCGATCTGCGCATCCACCTCGCGCGGCACCGCATAGCCGCCCGCATCACCCGAGACCCCGGTAAACGCCTTCATCTCGATCGTCGCGCCACTCCGCACGAACCCCGCAAACGCCCCCGAAGGCGCCGCCCCCTCCAGCATCGGCCGATCCATCACCGTCATGTCCATCTCCCTGCCAAGAAACAAAAAAAGGCGCCCCGAAGGACGCCCGAAACTCAAAACCCCTCTCCCCTAGGGGGAGAGGGAGGGGCCCACGCAAAGCGTGGGAGGGTGAGGGCACGTGAGGCTCGAAACCTCACCCCACCACCTCCACCCGAGCCAGTCCCTGCATAGGCACCGCCACCAGACTCACCTCGACCAGCTCCACCCCCAGCACCTCCCGCCGCGCCCCCTGCCGAACCCGCACCGCCCGATACCCGACCGACAACCCGGCAACCGCCCCCGACCGCACCAGCCCCGCAAGCTCGGGATCCTCGACCACCCCCTCGACCCGCAACCCCCGCGGATCCTCCGCAACCGACGCCAGCACCCCCACCGCGCGCCCCCGATGCTGCCACAACAACGGCACCACCCCGGCCCCGGCAAACGCCCCCCGCCGCATCACGTCCCCCGCGCGGTCGACCACGTCGAACACCGCCGCATAGCCCGCAAACGCCACCCCGCCCCGTTCGTCCCGAGTAGCTGTCGAGCCTGTCGAGACGGCGTATCGAGGGATCACTTCAGCCACGCCGCAAACCCCAGCTTCACCGCCAGCCCCGCGAGCATCAGCGCCACGAACAGCCGCGCGATCCACCCCGCGACCGCCTTCCACACCGACCGCTTCGCATCGCGCCATGCCGCCAGCAGCTCGCGCAGCTCGGCCACGTCGCCCCGCGCCCGCTCGTCGCTCAGCCCCAGCCGCGCCAGCGCGCGCGTCGCGCCCAGCTCGCCTGCCTCCTCCGCGATCGCGCGCAGCGTCACCAGGTCCGCCCCCCGCTCCGCCCCCTGCGCCATCAGCTGCGCCAGCACATGCCCATCCATCACGCCCCCTCCTTCACATCGAGCATCGCGCGCTTCTCCGCATCGCTCAGGAACGTCGCCGCGCTGACCATCCCCCACAGCCGCTCGCGGTCCTCGACCAGCGCCGGCACCCGGTCGAGATCCACCCGCAGCGCCGCCCCCTCGAACCAGCCGCTCAACCCCTGCGCGATCCCCGTCAGCACGCTCGTCGCCAGCGGCAAAATCGCCAGCCGCCACAGCGCCCGGTTCGCCTCGCGGTAATTGGCGTAGCTATTGTCCCCCGGCAGCCCGAGCAGCATCGGCGGCACCCCGAACGCCAGCGCGATCTCCCGCGCCGCCGCGCTCCGCGTCCCGGCAAAGTCCATGTCCGCCGGCGTCAGGCTCAGCGCCTGCCATTTCAGCCCGCCCTCGAGCAGCATCGGCCGCCCCGCATTCCCGCTCCCCGCAAACGACGCCTCGAGCTCGCTCTTCAGCCGCGCAAACTGGTCCGCCGACAGCGCCGACCCGTCCCCCGGATCATAGACCAGCGCCCCCGACGGCCGCGCCGCATTGTCGAGCAGCGCCGTGTTCCACCGCGCCGCCGCATTGTGGATCCCGACCGCAGCGGCGGCGGCGCCCAGGCACCCCAGCCCGTAATGATCGTCGACCGGATGAAACGCCTTCAGGTGGATCACCTGCGGCCGCACCGGATCCGCCGACAGCCGCGTCACCCGCGCGCCCACCGCATAGCGATACGCCGCCGGCCACCCGCCCGCATCCGCCTCGACGCTCACCCGCTCGGGCCGCAGCGCGTAGAGCTCGGCGGCACCCCCGTCCGCATCGCGCAGCACCTGGACATAGGCATTGCCGTGGAGCAGCAGCTGTGCCGCCACCGTCTCGATCAGCATCTGCCCCCCCGACCGCGCGGTGACGAGTGCGACCAGCGCCGGATCCGACCCGTCGAGCGGCGCCGACCCGACGCCTTCGACGACCAGCTTCACCGCCCGCTGCG